TCAGGACATCACGCTGGTCAAGACTGTCACGCCCCGCACCTACGACCCAAGCACCGGAGATGTCACTGGTGCGGACACCACAGTGGTGACAAAAGGCTTTATTGGCAACGTATCAAGCCGTGAGTCTGAGGGTCTTTATCAGAGCACTGACCTCAAGATCACAGTCAGCGGCGACGATCTGGACAACTACTACCCGACTCAGGCTGACCGCATCCGCTATACGCAGGGTGGAGCGACACGCGAAGCCAAGATTTTAAATGTGACGACGTATCGGGGTGAAGATCCGCTTCTTCACATCATCATTGCGAGGCCGCAGTAATGGCAAGCAGGCGTCAGCAGGTTAGTCAGCTACCGATTGACGTTCGAGAGCTGATCAATACAGCTGCTCGTTTTGCTGCCGTTGAGATCATGAATGACCTTGCTGAGGCTGGCCCTGAATGGAGTGGCGAGTTTCAAGACAGTTGGGTAGCAGTCCCTGTGGGCAAAGGAGCTTCTGGATCAACTGGTGGAGGGTATCCATACACATTGAACGATGTTCCGCGACTGTCTACTTCAATCAAGGAGACAGCGCGAGTCAAGAAGTTTGAGATCGTAAATACGCAGCCTTATGCAGCAATAGCGCTTGACCTAGAGCCAGGCAAGTTCATGAAAATCGGGCGACCTGCTGGCGATGTTGTGGCTCAAGGTACTCGTCAGAACGGAATACGGGGTAATGTTTCAGGCGAAGGCGGCGCTGAAAGTACAGCGCCATTGGATTGGTACACCAGTTATTTAAACGGTGGCGGTATGGCAAGAGCTTTAGAAAGAGGCGTAACCTTTGGTTTTAGGAGCAAGCGATGAGATACCAAGCAATTCGCGCCGCTATTGAAGGACCGCTCCAAACCGCATTTGGGGCGCTTGATCCTGCAGTGCCTGTATTTTTTGACGGAATTACTGCAGCGCCTGCAAACGCAACCACTGAATACGTTCGAGTAAACGTTACTTTTGGGCTTACTACAGAAGTAACTTTGACTAGCAACCTTGATTTCGCTCGCGGCAGTGTAGTTATTCGTGTTTATAGCGAAAAAGGAAAAGGCCCTGTCCGAAATCAAACTTTATTAGATACTGCAGTAACGACTCTGACGAGCTTGGCGGCTTCCACGAGGGACGATTCAGGCATTTATCTTCGCCCTGGAGCGATCAACGGCCCAACATTTTCAGCAGAAGAAGCAAGCCCCCATTTTGTGGGACGAATCGACACATCCTTTACGGCAGAGGATCAGGATTAGATGTTTTGTTGCCTGCACGCTAAGCTGTATATGTCCGGGTTCCGCCCGTAAAGTCCACCATTCTCCGTTTTACGAATGGCTACCGTCCTTTCGGGCACCTCTGGAGCCCTTTATTACAAGCCTGCTGGCACTTCCGGCACTTTCAAGGCTGCTGATGTCACTAATGCCAGCAACACCATCAACGTTGGCACGTACCTGAACTTTCAGGTCAACGACAAAGTTGAATTTACTGCTGGCGGTGGAACACTGCCTGCTGGCCTGAGCGCAAGCACTGCTGTCTTCATCAAGACTTATACCGCATCTACTGGTGCAGCCACTTTCAGTGCAACTTCAGGTGGTACTGAACTGGCCTTGACCGATGACGGCACTGACGGCACCAGCGACTTCACCATCAAGTTCAGCGAATTCCAGTCAGTCGCAAACGTCCGTTCTTGGTCGTTTGAGGTGACTCGCGAAGAGATCGATGTAACCAGCATCGGTGGAACGCTTGGTCAGGTTGCGCCGTTCCGCACCTTCATCTCTGGTTTTGCGGATGGTTCTGGTTCTGCTGAGGTGTACTTCACTGATGACGACACCGCGATTGCAAGCCGTCTGATTGAAGACGTGACCCAGCGCAAGCAAGCTGGTGCGACCTTCAAGCTTTACATGGACACGGTGTTATCTTCTGGTACGCCGGACGACACGAAGAGCCGTTCCATCGAGATGGAAGCTGTGCTGACTTCTGCAAGCTTCTCCGTTACTCCTGATGATGCTCAGACTGTATCGGTGAGCTTCCGTCCGACTGCTGCTCCTACCTTCGACTTCGATAAGAGCTGATCAAGAATTAGCGATAAGGCCCCTGGCATTTGTCGGGGGCTTTTTTAATGCTAATGTAGTAGCACAATCAATCGGATATTCATGGCACTTCGCGCCATTGATCGCCTCAAGAAAGCAGCCAATCTGGAAGCAGTTAAGAAAACGGTTGAGCTTTCAGACGGCACCGAGTTTGAAATGTGGGTGACGCCGCTGACGATGGCAGAGCGTGAGAAAGCTCAAAAGCGTGCTGGATCGGATGATGCCAATGCGTTTGCGCTCCAGCTGTTAATCACTAAGGCGCAAGACGATGCTGGCCAGGCATTGTTTCTTGCTGGTGAGATCGACGTTCTCAAGAATGAAGTCAAGGACAAGGATTTGCAGGCGTTAATGCTGGCGATTCTGACTGACCAAGAAGAAGAGGCTATTGACCCAAAATCCTGAGCGCCGAGCTTCGGAAGGATAACTGGCTCATGCTTCAGTTTGGTGTTGCGAAGGAGCTAGGCATGAGCTTGACGGAGCTTAGGGCGACAATGACAGCAGAGGAGGTCATTGGCTGGAGCGCATATTTTCAGGTGCTGAACGAAGATCAAGAGAAGGAGTTAGCCAAGGCGAAGCGGCGCAGGTAAAGTATTGATAGTGAAACGTCGTTCAAGCCTTGGCTGGGTCTTATCAGGCAAAGATCGACGTAATCATCGGCGGCCTTAGAGAGGTTGCTGCACTTGAGGGGCGGCTGGAGTCACTTCAGTCCACAATTACTGCAATCAACAAAACTCCTGTTGACCTAAATGTAGGCGGAAGAGGAAGGGGAAGGGACCTTTCGGGCAAGCTTTCTAAGAACGTTAACGATCTTGTACGTAACTTTAATAACTTTGGCAAGTCTTTTTCTTCCGTAAACAAGCAGGCGGTCTTGTTTGGTGACTTGATGTCGCAAACAGCGCTAAAGTCTACTGGTGAATTTAAAAAACAAGATGTAGCTGTTAAGAATTTAGCCACGGCTTACACGAGGGCGACGAGCGAGGCCGCAAGATTTGAAAAGCAGCAGATAAATTTAATTAGAACATCTAAAGGGCTTCAGTCTTCTACTGAAAGGGAAATAGAGCTTTTGAGGCGTCGAGCAAAAGTTTCTAGGTTGCAAGAGAGAAGGCGTAGAGGTCAAAACCTGCAGCAAGACATTTTGCTTGGCGCAGGCTTTCCACTGCTGTTTGGCGGCGGAGCCGGAGCAGTTGCTGGCGGCCTCACTGGAGCGCTAATTGGGCAAGGAAAAGGAGGTTTTGGTGCGCAAATTCTTGGAAGCGCTATTGGTCAGCAGTTTGACGCTCTTGTGGCAAAAGCTGTCAATCTTGGAAAAGCACTTAATCCGCTGACTTTTGATCTTGAAGCAGTTGCAGGTGCTGCTGGCATTGCAGGAACTGAAACCGCCCAGTTTTTAGAAAATATCGAAAGGTATGCAGGAGCGACAGAAGCTGCGCGTCTAGCAACACAGCTTTTAGAAACCCGTATAGGAAAAGAAGGAAGACAAGCACTTCAAGATTTTGGCAAAGCCGCTCAAGATCTTGGGAACGCTTTAAGCACTATTTTTACGCAGGTGTTGGCCAATATCGTCAAAGTTGCAGGTCCTATTTTAGAGAGCTTGTCTAGGTTTGCTGGGCAGGTAGCAGATGTTGGGGCATTTAAGGCCCGGACTGGCCTTGAAGGAACCGAAAAGCTAGCCCAGGACATTCTCAAAACTGATCTTGGTAAAACAGGCACAGGCGGGCTGGGTGTAAGCACCATTGGTGCTAGTGGGATTAAAGAAAGGGCAAGAAAGCTATTGGGCCCAGATGCTGACTTAAGTGATAAAGCTCTTCGTGAGTTTGCTGTTCAAACGGCTCAAAGCTCTCAAAGAAAGTTTGAAATGCCTGTACTGGAGGAGATAAAGCGGCTTTCCACTCAAGTAACGCCACCTTCAGCAGAAGATAGAACTGCTGAGCGACTTGCTGAAAGAACTCAGCAACAGAATGCAGCCGCTGCAGACAGGCTCGCGCTTTCAAAGGCTGAACTTCGCATAGTCAAAGAAACCAGTGAGCTTTCAAGGATAGACCTTGAGTTTGATTTAAAGCGTACAAAAGTACAACAAAAATATACTAAATTGATTTCTAAAGCTTTGTCTGACCAGGAGAAAGAAACACTTAAAAAGGCACAAAAACTTGATCTTGAGCTTTTAAGTGTTGAGCGAAATGAAGCTATCAGTAATCACATGCGTGATCAGTTTGATACTCTTAGTAAAGTAAATGCTGAGATGCTGGCAATGAATCCATTTGCCACGCGACTAAGCGAAGAGTTTCAGTCTCTGGCTAACACTATAAACAACGAAATTTTGAGTGGAATCGAGGGAATGATCGAAGGCACAAAAACCTTGGGGCAGGTCGCTAGCAGCATGTTGAAGCAGATTGCCAGCCAAATGTTTCAAACCGCAGTCATGGGCCAAAAAGGCTCAGGTGGCATTGGCGGGATGATTCTTGGGGCGCTTGGTATAGGCGGTGGTGGTGGACTCTCTGGATTCGCGCCCAAGATGGCATTTGATTTAAAAAATGCGCCAAACCTTTTTGAAAACCCTATTGACACCAGTTTCCTTACGTTTGCCAAAGGTGGTCGCCCGCCTGTTGGTCGTCCGTCAATCGTTGGTGAGCGTGGTCCTGAGCTGTTTGTCCCACGATCTAGCGGAACCATCATTCCGAACCATCAACTAGGTGGCGGCACCACCAATGTGGTGGTCAACGTTGACGCCAAGGGCACTGCAGCTCAAGGCAACGATGCAAACGCTGATCAACTTGGCCGTGTCATTGGAGCGGCAGTTCAGGCAGAATTGATTAAACAGAAACGGCCTGGAGGGCTTCTTACCCGCTGATGGCTACCTTCCCTTCTTACGACCCATTGGTTGGCGCTAGCAAGGTCAGCCAGCCGTCTGTGCGAAACGTTCAGTTTGGGGATGGTTATTCGCAGAGGCTTCGTTTTGGGCTGAATACTGACCTGAAGACTTGGAGCCTGCGATTTGATGTCAGCGAGACGGACGCTGACGAAATCGAATCGTTCTTGGAAGCACGGGGTGGTGCGGAGCATTTTGAGTGGTCTCCGCCGGACGACACTGAAACATATAAATGGATCTGTCAGGAATGGAACAAGACAATTAACCTTCCGGGTAGAGCGGAGATCTCTGCAACGTTCCAGCAAGTTATTGAGCCATGAGCACTGTTTTTATTGAGCTGATCAGCTCTAGTCCGTTTGCAATCATTGAACTGTTTGAGCTACGGCTATTTCAGAACCTGCATGGTGAGGATGAGACCTATTACTTCCATGCTGGCCGCAACCGCAAAACAACTGAGCCAACTAACGATGATGACATTCTTAATGCTTATTCAATCAAGTATGGCGGTGAAACGTATATCCCGTTGCCGGTAGAGGCATCTGGATTCGAGTTTAGAGGCGATGGCACGTTGCCTAGGCCAACGATTCGGTTTGCCAATCTGCAAAGTCAAATAACTGCCTTGCTTCTCGGCGTCAACGTCAATACGCCCAGCAATGATCTTTGTGGAGCGCAGGTAACAAGAGTGCGAACTCTGAGTCGCTTCTTGGATAGCGACAACTGGGAGAATGGCGTAAATCCTTATGGCAACCCCAACTCAGGAGCTAACGCACGGTTTCCAAAAGAAACGTATTACATTGACAGGAAAGTTGCAGAAAACAGAGATTTTGTTGAGTTTGAGCTGACATCTTCTTTTGATATGGCTGGCGTAAAAGCGCCGCGTCGGCTTGTTATGCAAAACTTGTGCCAATGGGAGTACAAAAGCAAGGAATGTGGTTATGCCGGAAGCAATGCTTTTAGCGCAACAGGTCAGTCAGTAACGCTAGTTGCTGCAACTGGTTTCGGCTATTCGACTAACCAAGAAAAGCTATCTGCTGGTTCAACCGTCACAGAAGGCAATGCCCTTGTTTCAACAAATGGTTGGTTTCAAGCCAAGGTTCAGAAGGATGGCAATTTTGTGATCTACAAAAAACCTGGTGGATCGTCGAGCCATGCAATTTGGTCTAGTGGCACAGTTTTAGGCGAGAACGCAAACGGCTATACGCTCGTCATGCAGAAAGATGGCAACCTCGTTTTGTATAACGATGATTTTGCGCGCAATGATTATGCAAATGGTTCTGTTGTTTGGACTGGCGTTGACACTCATCGGTTAGGCCAAATAGCGTCCATAGCCCGCGTTAATGTCAATGGTGCGGACCAGTGGACACCGCCTGATCTCAATGTTGGTCGATCAGGTGGTTTTACATGGGAATTAAAGCAGAGCAGCCCTACCGCAGCAGGACAGACAACCACGGCTGACAAGCAATTTAGTCATACGGCAGACTGGGGTACTCGTACTGTCACCATTAGGTTTAGCTTGGAATCAGTTGCGCTAGCTGTTGGCAACTACTCGCAAAACAACTCGGGATATACAGGGTTTGGCTGGAACAAGATCACTGGGTATCAAATTCTTGCACAAACTGGCCTTTGGCGAGACCAAGAGGATTTTGTTGCAAATTTGCCCTTGACTAACAGCAATCCCTTCAAAGCAAATCATCCGCAAGATGGCACTTTGCAAGAGGTTGGAGCTATCTTCAAAATCACGTCTACTGGATGGTTGAACGCCAAGCAGTTGCGCCTTAAGGATGACGGTGTTCTCGTTGTTGAAGACACTGACGGCAGTGACGTAACTTGGCGATCCTCTAACCAGCCAATCACAGACGAACCACAGGTGGAGCAAATTACGAACGTTCCTGCTGTTGACGCTGATGTTTGCGGCAAGCGAATTAGTGATTGCCGTGCGCGTTTTCCTAGCGGGGATGCACACGGCGGCTTGCCGTTTGGTTCGTTCCCTTCCGTTGGTCAAAATTTCTGATGGACGATTGGCAGAAAGCGGCTGTTCAGCACGCCGAAGCAGAGGCTCCAAAGGAGTGCTGTGGGCTGGTTGTAGTGCTTGATGGAGCGGAACACTACTGGCCGTGCAAGAACTTGAGCGATGAAGACGACATGTTCATTCTTGATCCAATGGGGTACGCCGCCGCCGAAGACACTGGCAAGGTTTTAGCTGTGGTTCATAGTCACCCTGGTGCGCCTGCTTTGCCTAGTGAGCCTGACAAGAAGGCTTGTACTCAATACGGGTTGCCGTGGTTTATCTACGGCATGGCAGAGGAAAGCTGGACGAAGATTGACCCTTGAGTTGTCGGTAGAATCAGAGGGCATAGCGAGTGACGGCGATGCTTCGCAAGATCAGGCTGTACGGGCATCTCGCGGAGCACTGCGGTCGGAACGTTTTTGAAGCAGTAGCAAGAACGCCAGCCGAGGCTATTCGGTTTTTGTTGTGTAATTTCCCTGAGTTGCGTTCGATCATGAACGCTGGGCATTACACCGTTGCTGTTGGTCCACACACGTTAGAGCTAGGAGAGTCACCCCATCAGCTGACTTATCCGTTGATGGATGATGACGACATCAGGATTATTCCTGTTGTCACCGGAGCCAACCTGTTTAGGAACCTAGCGTTCATCGCTTTAGGTGCTGTTTTGATTGCAACGGCTTTTGCTACTGGGGGTGTAAGTCTTGGTGCTGGTGGTTTTACTGTTGCAGAGGGCGCAGCATTTGGTGTCAAGTTGGCGGCGGCAGGAGGCAATATCGGCATCGGCCTAGCCTTGACAGGCGTTGCAGGACTGCTGTCGCCAACCGTTCCAACGCCTGACATGGAACGTGATCCACGCAGTGGTTTTAGGTTCTCTGGCATTCAGAACACTGCAAGAGAAGGCATTCCTGTTCCGCTTGCCTATGGAGAGGTGATTGTCGGTAGTGTTGTTGTATCAGCCGGTCTAAACGTAGAGGGCAACTGAAATGAGTGAAGGCACCGCTACTAAGCTCAATTCAAGTCAGGTCGCAAGGATCGTCGATCTGCTTAGTGAAGGAGAGATTGAAGGCTTTCCGTCTGCTAGTGGGCTGACCCCTGGAACGCCAGCCTACTATTTGGCATCGTTAAAAGATACTTTTTTCAACAATACGCCTGTGCTTGGTGCTGCGGCAACAGTGACGGCTAGTAGCACAAAGAATGATCCAGATATTGCTGAACAGATGAATTTTGATATGCGAGACGCAAGATTTGAAAGTCGTTTGGGCACGCAAGCCCAATCAGTTTTAGAAAACATTGATGATTTAAATCAAAGCACTACAGCTGTAAACGCCGAGATTCTTAAAAACGGCGATATTGGCCCAGAAGATAAAAGTCCAGTTAAAAATGGTGGATTCTTTGATTACTTGCCCGGCAGTCCTGCAACAGGTGTGGTTCGGCAGATCACTGACACGGATGTCACCAGTGTTCGTCTGACGATCGGTTCGCCTGCAATGACGGTCTCAAAAGATGACGGCAGGCTAAGGGGAGTCAGAATTGACTATACGATTGAGGTTCAATATCAAGGCGGCGGATACAACCGAATTGACGCTGGCGATCACGACGAGAAAGGTGCTTATTTAGGAAACGGACGTTTTATTCACATTGGTTTTTCTCCTGATCTTTACCAGCGCAAGCATCTTATCAATCTTGACGAAGAAAAGATACAGGCCGGAACAGCGTTTCCGGTTGACATTCGCGTCACAAGTGCTGGAAAAGAGTTTAATAGGGATACGTTGGCTCAAAATGATGATTTAATTTGGTACGACATTACTCAAAAAATAGCAGAAAAGACACGTTATCCGAACAGCGCCTTAGTCGGCCTCAAGTTTAACGCTGAGCAGTTTCCAAGTATTCCTCAGCGTAGCTACAAGATACGTGGCATCAAAGTGCGACTTCCAAGTAATGCAACGGTGCGAAGTGATGGTTCTCTTTCTTATCCAGATCCAAGCGTTACTCCTTTCAACGGGGAGTTAAAAACGACAAGGGAGTGGACAACATGCCCAGCCATGATCCTCTATGACTTGCTTACGAATACAAGATATGGGTTGGGCTCGCAGATTCTTACGCCCGAAGAGCTTCGCCGCAAAAGAGATTTAAGCGATCGGTTTGATGGTGCGGCGGACATCCCTGAAAACCTAGACATTTACAGCTTTCAAAAAGCATCTAGGTATTGCAATGAGTTGATAAATGGCGAACCACGTTTTAGCTGCAATGTTTTGTTGCAGACGCAAGAAGATGCTTTTACGTTGATTGAGCAAATGTGCTCTGTATTTAGAGCAATGCCGTTTTGGGAAGCTGGCGGCATCAGTGTTTCACAGGACGCTCCTGACGTGTTTGCTTATACGTTTAATCAAACTAACGTTACAGAGGCTGGATTTAGCTATTCAGGCTCAAGTCTTAAGAACCGGCCAACTTGCGTGTCTGTCAAATACTTCAACAACGATTTGCGAGACTTTTCGTATGAGTTAGTTGAGCTGTCACAAACTGACTTTAAGCCAGTCAGAAAGTATGGTTACAACAAGCAAAACATTACTGCTTTTGCTTGCACAAGCCAGGCTCAGGCGCGTCGGTTAGGCCTTTGGTTTCTTTATACGTCTCACCACGAAACTGAAATTTGCACTTTTGAGACTGACATTGCTGCAGGTATCACAGTCAGGCCAGGTGATCTAATCAAAGTTGGCGATCCAGTTCGTGCTGGCAAAACAGTGTCTGGCCGCGTTATTGCAGGGTCTACAACCGAATCAGTCAAGCTGGACCGCAGTGATGTGCAAATGTTTGGAACGCAAGCACCAACTGATTTTACGTTGAATGTAATCGTTGAAGGCCGCAACGATGACGAGTCAGCCAAGATCAACCCTAGGTCAGGCGCTCAAATTTACGAGGTTCAAAATGTCGGTGGTTCAACGATTGTTGGTAACACAGTGACACCTGGTAAAAAGTTGAACACCGCACCTGTTGCCGGTAGTCCGTTTTCTATTGGATACGCAGAGATAAACCTCAGTCTTTGGCGCGTGCTTTCAGTTGTAGAAAACGAAACAACTTATGAGATTACTGCGATAGCGCATGAGGGGGACAAGTATAGAGTTATCGAAGAGCCAGGTTTTGCGTTTAATCCGCGTGATATTACGCAACTGGCTGAAAAGCCAGACCCCGTGACCAACTTAAGGCTTCAAGAGGTTCTTTACGAAGAAGGCGATAAAGTTTTGCAACGTATTGCAATTACTTGGCAAGAATCGCCTCGGGCAAAAGAATATGAAGTTGCATACAGGCTTGACAGCAATAACAGAGAAGAACGTTTTGTCACGACTACTGGTTTTGACATTATGGATAGCGAGACGGGCGTTTACAACGTCAGCGTGACTGCAATTGGTTACGGATTAGACGTTGAACAAACAGGTAGACGGCGGTCTTCTTCAACCAACGCAAGCATTACGGCTGTTGGAAGAATCACTACACCTAACAACATTGCAAGCCTTAATATCACGTCGATTGATCAGCATAACGCTGAACTGCATTGGCCTGAGGCTACTAGCCTTGACGTTAAAATTGGCGGCACGATTGAAATTCGCCATAATCCTCGACTTACCGGAGACATTAAGTGGAGTCAGAGTGAAAAGATTGGCGTTACCAACGGCAACACAACACGCAAAATTGTTCCGTTAAAGGATGGACATTATTTGGTACGGGCCAAAAGCTCAAATGGTAAATATGCACCATTGACAGGAATTCCTACGGTTTTAGTTGAACAGCCAGAACCGCAAGACCTTGAGGTTGTTCAGACCTACACCGAGAGCCCCAGCTTCCCTGGAACGTTTTCTCAGGCGTTTAACAGCACCACGGAAGGCGGTATCACGCTGCAGGCCGATGGTCTGATTGATGAGATTACTGATTTTGACAGCGTTACCAATCTTGACTTCTTTGGCGATGTGGTCTCGATTGGCAGCTACATCTTTGCAAACACACTTGACCTTGGAGCGGTATATGACGTTGAGCTGCTGGCCAACCTAAAAATCAATACGATCAACCCCGACGATTTCTGGGATTCGCGGTCAGACGACATCGACACTTGGAACGACATCGACGCTGACGACCTGTCGGAGACTAACGCTGAGCTGTATTCACGCTCGACCAATGACGATCCAAGCGGTTCTCCTACCTATGGCAGCTGGGAACCGTTTGCCAACTCAACCAAGCGTGGTCGCGGTTTTCAGTTCAAGGTCGAGATGGAGACCTCTAACGACTCGCAGGACGTTGTTGTGCAAACCCTTGGTGTGTCGGTGAAGCTGCAACGCCGAACAGAGCAGCAACGAAATATCAGCAGTGGTACGTCCGCCAAAGCAGTAACGTTCCCGTCTGCTTTCTACAGCACGCCAAGCATCACGATTACAGCCACCAACATGGCAACAGGTGACTTCTTCGAGCTGAGCAGCGTAAGCAGAACTGGTTTTACCATTACTTTTAAAGCGTCTGGCGGTAGCATTGTGGATAGGAACTTCGACTATCAAGCTGTCGGACACGGCAAGGAGATCACCTAATGGCTCAGGCAACCGACTACTCACTTGCTAATCAAAGCGGCAGTGCGTTTCGTACTGAGTTGAACTCGATCCTTGGAGCGGTTCAGACGCTAAACAGCGGATCAACAGCACCGAGCAACCTAGTTGCTCACATGGTGTTCCTAGACACCAGTACCACACCGGCAACGCTCAAGATCCGTAACGCTGCCAACGACGGGTTCATCACTCTTGGGACGGCATCAACCAACTTCGGTTTGGTCAGTGCTTCTGGTGCGACCTTTACGGGAGACATCACGCTAAACGCGCAGTCTGATGTGCGCTTTGCTGATTCGGATAGCAGCAACTATGTGGCGCTCCAGGCCCCTGCCACTGTTTCGAGCAACGTCACGTTCACGCTGCCTAGTGCTGATGGAACGGCAAATCAGGCGCTGAAGACTGACGCCAGCGGCAACCTTGGCTTTGCTAGCTACCTGCTGCTGAGTGAGACGACCAATGGTCAGTCATTGACTGGTGGTATTCGTGGATCGATTACAGCATTAACCGATGCGGCCACGATTACGCCTGACTTTGACGACAACAACAACTTCAGCGTGACGTTGGGAGGTAACAGGACGCTGGCTAATCCCAGCAACATTACGGCTGGTCAGTCTGGTGTGATTGTTGTGACTCAGGATGGAACGGGCAGTCGCACGTTGAGCTTCGGAAGCAACTTCAAATTTGCAGGTGGAACTGCACCTACACTGACGACAACAGCTAGTGCTGTTGATGTCATCGCGTATTACTGCGAGAGCACAAGCCGCATCACTGCAACTGCAATCCTGAACGTCTCATGATTCCTGGAAACGCGAATCCGCTTCTGCTGGCAAGTGCTGCTGAGGCTGCTCCTGCTGGCGTAGCAACTAAATCGCTGCGTTTCAATAACGACGATTCGGCACACCTTACTCGTACCCCGTCCTCTGGGGGCAACCAAAAGACGTGGACTTGGAGCGGTTGGGTTAAGCGTTCTAGTGTGTCAGGGTCGGGCACATATCCAGACCTGTTTGGGGCGTTTTTTGGAAACAGCAGTAGATACACTTCTTTGCGATTTGACCCTAATGACAAGCTTTTTTTCTTTGGCGGAGCAGGCAGCCCCGCCACTAATGTAATTAACTTGCAAACATCACAAGTATTTAGAGATTTTTCTGCTTGGTATCACATAGTATTGGCTTTTGACACAACGCAAAGCACGGCAAGCAATAGAGCAAAGCTATATGTAAATGGAGCACAAATAACAGACTTCGATACTGAAACTTATCCAGCGCAAAACGTAGATTACTTTATAAACCAAGTCAACGTTGAGCACGTTATAGGATCATTTTTTGGGACATTAGATTATCTTGATGGCTACCTAGCCGACGTTTATTTTATTGACGGCTTGGCACTTGCCCCCACGTCATTTGGGGCGTATGACGATAACGGCGTTTGGCAGGCTGCGGTTTATTCGGGAACATACGGAACGAACGGATTTCATCTTGCGTTTGGCGACTCGTCAACTGACGCTGCTCTTGGAACGGACAGCAGCGGAAATGGCAACACATTTACTGTAAACAACCTGACAACTGCGCCTGGTCTTGCAACGGCCCACCAAGGGTTTAACTGTGTTACCTACACAGGCAACGGAGGAACGCAGTCAGTTACCGGCGTCGGTTTCCAACCAGATCTGGTCTGGTTCAAGTCTCGCTCAGAAGCGCAGAACCACGCCATGTTTGATGTTGTGCGTGGTGTTGAAAAACGAATCCACCCGAACCTGACACAATCAGAAGATGATAGTGCCACTGGACTTACTGCATTTAACTCTGATGGTTTTACTGTTGGTTCTAACAATGTAAACAACAAAAACAACACAACTTATGTGGCATGGTGCTGGAAAGCAGGTGGGTCGCCTTCATCTAACACCGATGGCACAATCACAAGTTCTGTGTCCGTAAATAATACCTATGGATTTTCAATTATCAATCACGTTGGAACGGGCGCTGCTGGCACCTTTGGGCACGGACTCTCCAGCGCCCCGGATTTCCTGATTTTCAAAAACAGAGAAGCCACTGACAACTGGTTTGTGTGGACTCGTGCTTTAAATGATACGAATACTGGTGGAATCATAAATAGCACTAACGCATTTTTTACAAACGGGGTGCAAGAGCTAAATCAAACCTTGCCAACTGATTCTGTTATTCATGTTGCAAACAACTTGGCGTCAAACGGCAGCGGACAAGACGTAATTACATATGCATGGACCGAAATATCTGGGTTCTCTAAATTTGGCAGCTACACCGGGAATGGGTCAACAGATGGGCCTACGGTCGCATTAGGATTTAAGCCCAGATTTATTCTGCTTCGCAGCACAAGTGGATCAAGGGCTTGGTGCATTTATGACACTCAGCGTGACACAAGCACCACTAACGACAATAACCTTTTCGCAAATAACAACAGCGCAGAATCTTCTGATTCTTCTCACAACATTACTATTCTTGATGACGGCTTTAAGCTTGCGACCACGAGCGTCAACAGAAACGGCAATGGGGAGACCTACGTCTATATGGCGTTTGCCGACAAGCCAGACTTAGGCGATAACGACAGCCTGTTCGACGTACCAACAAACGGCACGCAGTCAGACACTGGTGCGGGCGGAGAAGTCAGCGGGAACTACTGCGTTCTCAACGCATTGGCCTATGGCGGAGATATAAACGCACCTACAAATGGCAACTTAGATGTAACTAGCGGCACATCAACAGACGGATCCATACTAGGCACGTTTGGGATGTCTAGTGGCAAATGGTACTTTGAGGTAACTTGCAATAACGCGAATACAGCGGGCATAGGTATTGCTAAGTCTGGGGTTGCTCTTGCAGATTATCCAGGACAGCAATCTGAAGCATATGTTGTGCAAACTCAGACGCCTTTTTACAAAGTAAATAACAATACTCCTGTTGCGCTCAGCGGAACATTTTCCTCTGGCGATGTAATAGGAGTGGCGTTTGACGCAGACAACGGCAACTTAAGTTTTTATCAAAACGGCTCTGTCATTGGGTCTAACGCTTACACAGGCCTTACTGATGGTCCGTATCTGCCAATAGTTGGAGACTCAAATAGTACGCCTTCCATTGATCTTACCTGCAACTTCGGCCAACGTGCCTTTGCGTATAGCGCCCCAAGTGGTTACAAAGCACTTTGCACAACGAACCTCCCGACCCCAACGATTGCCGATGGTTCGGATTACTTTGACGCCAAGCTGTGGACTGGCACTGGCTCATCTAGAAGTATTACTGGTTATAGCTTCAGCCCTGATTTTGTGTGGATCAAAAAGCGTTCAGGTACTACTTCTCATAACCTGTTTGACATTGTCAGAGGTGCTAACAAACCGCTGTTTAGTGACCAGACCAACGCTGAATTAAGTGATGGTCGTTTGACTGCATTTAACTCAGACGGCTTTACGCTTGACTCCGACAACGCCGTCAATGACAACAACGAGACGCATGTTGGCTGGGCTTGGGACGGCGGAAATTTAGTCACTAACAGCGCTTACAACCAAAGTCAAACTTGGAGTAGCGCAACTTTGTCAAATGGTTCAAATCTTGCGGGACTGTTTGATGGAAACCTATCCACTAACGCTCAACAAAGCACAAACGGCACGGCTGCAAGTATTACAAACTTTGGGCCTATATCTGTAAGTAGTACCGTTTCTTTCTACAGCCCCGATGGCGATGCTAGATACACTCTAAATGGTGGAACTGAACAGTCTTTCACCGGAGCTGGTTGGCACGACATTAGCTTCACTGGAACGCTAACGAGCTTTACATTCCAAGGGCCTGGAAACTTTAGGATCTTTATCTTTGGAATGAAAGTAGACAATAAGCAGCTAGTTGATCCTGGAATTATCCCTGCAGACAGTGTATCTAGCGGCGTGCCGTCTATCGCTTCAACTGTTAGAGCAAATTCAGCTGCTGGGTTTTCAATCGTTTCTTTCAATTTATCTGTTACAAATACAGAAAAGAGTATAGGGCATGGTTTAAATACGGCACCAACTTTTTACATCATTAAAAATAGAAGTTCAGCCGACAATTGGTATGTTTACACAACTGCTGTTGACGGCACTTTAGATTTTAAATACTTGAATACTACTGACGCATTTAGTGCCTCGTCTCGCACCTTGCCCACCTCAAGCGTTTTTAGCTTTGCGTCATCTACCACTGGTGATCACATTGCCTATTGTTTTACACCTGTCGCAGGCTATAGCGCGTTTGGTTCGTATGAAGGCAACGGGTCATCTGATGGCACCTTTGTTCACACTGGATTCAGAATTGCGTGGCTAATGATAAAAGAAACGAGCGGCGCTGATTCGTGGCTTATTTGGGATGCCACTCGTCAAGGGGACAACCCACAAGGCCCATATTTGTTAGCCGAGGACAGTCAGGCAGAAGTTGACACTCATTATCTTGATTTTCTTTCTAATGGATTTAAGTACCGCTCCAGTCACAGTGCGATGAATCAGTCTGGTGCAAATTACATATATATCGCATTTGCTTCTAACCCGTTCTCTGCTAATGGCGGGCTCGCCTTCTAAACTCACACCATCGTTCTAATCCCATGGGCTATCAGCTTTCCGATGGCACCAAACTGCCTCTTGACGTTCCGTTCACCACGCCGGATGGTGTGCAGCGGCCAGCGAATTTTCTTCGCTTGAGCACTGAGCGTGACCGCGAGTTGCTTGGCATCACATGGGTTGCCGAGACTAATCGGGTCTGGGATCAGAAGTTCTACTGGGGTTATGACTCTGAAAACAACCTGATTCCTAAACAGCTCAATGATGAGGCGATCCTTGATGAGGATGGCAACGACACGGGTGAAGTTCAGACCGGCCTGAAGACGCTGTGGAAAGCAAAGCAGGACGAGATCGCCTCCAGCCTGCTTGCCCCTTCTGATTGGCGCGTCATCAAGGCAAAGGAAACCAGCACCAACATTCCGTCTGCTTGGAAGACCTATCGCGCTGCAGTGCGTACAGCCTGCAATACGCGCCAGAGCGAGATTGACGCTTGCTCTGATGTTGCAGCATTGAAAGAGCTGTTGTTTGGATCGCCAACGATTGAGCAGCAGCAGACTGACGCTGACGGCAATGGCGTAACCGAAACCGTGACGTTCCAACGTCAACAGGTGGATTCTGAAGGCTTAGGTGTTGTAGATGAAAACGGTAAAGCCGTAATGGAGGACGTAACGGAGGAGCGTTCCGTGATGGAAACGGTTGCCAACCCTAGTATCGCTACAGCCTGGCCTGATCCTGTTGAATGACGTTTTTGGCTGGTGTCGCTACAGGCGTCCTGCTGGTGCTTGGCTGGGCGCTGCTTTCTATTGCTGCTGAATGATGCAACGACCTGACCCGATGATCGCCTCTAAACCTGGAGCGTCTGATGTGCAAGCAATGGCGGCTCGGACGTTATGGCTTGAGGAGTTGTACTTCCTTGATGGCCGTGACCAGATCAGCCATCCGCAATACGGGTTGTTTACTGGCTTGGCCCTGAAATATCAGAATTTAAGTTCAACTGACGGGATCTGATGGCGAAGTCACTTAACGGGCAAAATTTTGTTCCCAGCAAGCCGAAAAAGACACGTCAGGGGAATGGATCACATTCAAAACCGTCCCATGGAAGAAAGAAGTATCGTGGCCAGGGAAAACGTTAAACCTCTTTCCCATGCTCAAAGTTCTTCTTGCGAGTGGTGTCGCCGTTTCAGCAGCTGCGCTGGCATCTCCTGCTCTCGCAGACGTTTATGTGAACCCTGAGTTCAACGGCGGTTCCTACGGCGACGATTATCTGGGTGGAACGGTCAACCTGGATATTGGTTTTGAGGGCTCCTCAGGTGCCTACAGCTATTACATCCAGGGCGGTCCTGCGATTGTGATGCCTAACGGTGCCGAAAACGAGGTTGAGTTTGCTGGCAAGTTCGGCGGTTCAATCCAAGCATCCGAGAAGGTCTCTGTTTATGGAGAGCTGAGCGGCATTACTGGCGATGAGCTTTCGATTGGTACGAAGCTTGGCGCTAAGTACAGCTTCTGAGCTATAACTAGGACGGAAAGGGACGCACTTTCCTCACACAATGCAGGAGGCTCCCTTCGGGGGGCCTTTTGTTTTTTCTGGAGCGAACATGCAAAAGCTTTTCAACGTGATGTCCGTTGCGGCGTTCACGATGTCTGCGGGGATGGTTGCTGGGTCGGTGATTCTCTACACCCGCATTCCAGCGCTCACGAAGCTTTACCTCAGTGAGCTGAAGCTTGAGCTGACTGAGATGATCACTGACATGGTGCCTGGTCAGATTGATGAGGCTTTGCCTGAGCTGCCGACTACTACTGGTCCAGCTGTACCAATCAAGTCACCATTTTAGTGTTGGCGGTTGGATCGTCGTCATGAGCTTCAGGCCCGAAGCCTTCAGCCTTGATTTTTGCCATATCAAGTTCTGGCGCGGGAGTCTGAGGTTTCTGCTCAAACGAGGCCAGCCATTCGCGTAAAGCGTCACCAGTTGGTGTGCCTTTTGGCCATTTGACCCATTTGAGGATTGCTTTTGGATCGGTGAATGGTCTGGCAGATTTGCCGCACAATACGGTGTAAACAACAGGCGGCCCTTC